TTCTTGGGTTACCTCAGGCATTTCTGCCATTTCGGGGCCAACACCTTCGTGGGTTGCCTCATTTGGATCTACTACTCCTCCATTCACTTGTGCTTCTAAAGTATCAAAAAATCCTTCAGAGCCTGAATCTGATTGAGCTACTGATTCAAAAGAATCTTCAGTCATACCAATTTCAGGGTTACTTTGGGTGGTTTGTTCTTCAGACATAACATCTCCTTTTTAGTTGTTATTCAACAACATAGTTTACTCAGAAGTTTCCTTCTTTTGCAAATTATTTTTTATATTTTTAGCATCCATCTGCAAATTACGCATTTGAGTATTCGCATTATTACCCATTACATTACGTAATAATTTCTGCTCACCTTCAGTTTGAGTGTACTGTTTATTCATATTTGACTTAACTTCTTCTTTCTTTTTATTTATTTCAACATCTGCCTGCATAACCTTTTGTTTGATACCTGCTTGAACTAATTGTCTTTCTAAAGTTTCAATAGTTCCTTCTTTATCTTTAAGTGATTGCTGCAAGCTTCCTAGTTGAGATTGAAGTTGAGAGTACAAGCTCTTACGTTTAATAATATTTTCTTTATTCTTTAAGTCTGTTTCTGCTAATAAAGCTATATCATCTATAACACCCATTTGCATTAATTGCTTTAATTCTTCTAGATATGCCCATCTATTTACTGGAAGAGTAGATCCTGATATGATTCTTATATCATACTTTAGCTCTCTTACATTCATAGATTTTCCTATAGCCTCTCCCATATCATTGTAGATAGGGATATTAATTTCAACCTCTCTTTCTTCTGTAATCGCAGATGGTTGTATAATTCTAAATCTTTTATATGCTGTATATGTGGATTGAGCAAATTGTAATACTACATTACCTAATTTTTTAAGTCCTGGTTCAATTGAAGTGTTCATCCATTGCTTTATTCTTCTAGTACCATACTCATCTAATGCCAACATACCTCTGTATGTCTCACTAGCTCCACCTGAATCTCCCATCATCGAAGAATATATACCAGCTAAATATTCCATATCAGACTTGCCTTGCTGTACTATCTGGAAGAAAGCACTTGATAGTGGAGCTGGCATAACTGGAGTAGGTCTTTCTACGCCTGGTCTTATAGGAAGCAGCGCTCCAGGACTAGATGAATACTTCTCCCATTCTTCAGCATCTATAGAGCCCTCTTCATACATCCATCTCAATGATGAACCTAGCGATGCATTATGAACCATAATCTGATGGGCTTTATTTATTTCTTGCTGTTTTCCTATTAATGGAGATACAGCACTTATTGGATAAGGAGTTCCTGTCCATTTATAATGGAATGGTATTAAAGGATAATCTTTTACAGTATCAGGAAGTACTTGCTCAAATAATATTTTATCTCCTACAGCAACTATCTGTTTAATTCTTATATCGTAAAACTGCACTTTGTCTACAATATTTTTAGCAATTTCTTCATTTTCTAATAATATTTTAAATTCTTTTTCTGATACAACAGTATTTTCAATCTTAGAAGCCTGGTTTTGAAGAGTGCTTACTGTCTCTTGATAGAATGCTTGAAGTTGATTTTGCATCATCTTCTGCTCTCTTTGTAGCTCTAACTGCATTCTTTCAGGAATCATCTCTCCTTTAGATACTGCCTCTTGCATATTCTTTTGAGTCTCTAAGAACTTAACTTGTAGTTCTTCTTGCATTTCCTTCATTGAAACTTCAGCTTGTTGTTTTATCTGTTCAATTGTCTCAGGGGAAGGAGGTATTCTATAAAACACACTCATATAAGATACTTTTGTCTTTTCATATATTTCAAAGTATTCTGTTAACTCATCTTGCTCTCCATCAGCTTCAATTGCCATATTAGATTGTTCTGTAGTATCATTAAAAGCAAATAATTTTTGCTCTTTATCTCCTATAGACCTAGCACTCCAAGAACGCTGTGCATTTTCATCACTACTTGCATTCGCAATTTTTCTTTTATGTGCTGGAAACAATTTAGCTAAATGATTTTTAGGCAATACTTTTCTAACTAAGATAAAAGCTGCATCTTGAAATAGCATATCTCTAGATTTTGGATCTATATAAATATCAAATGGTTCAGGCTGAGTAATAACTACTTCTCCCATTCCACTATCCATATCTTTGTCAACAGACACCATAAGATAGCCTACTCCTTTAGTAACACAATCATTTATTGCATTTCCATATAAAGTATTACCATCAGATAAAGCCCATATATAATCACATAAATCTGACATCACAGCAGCTACATCAGTATCGCTTCCTTCAACACCAACTGCTTGCCATCTAGGATTATTAGCAGTAGCATAAAAATTTAACATTTCAACTACAGGTAGAATCCTATTTATAACAAATGTAGGCATTCCTTGCTCTTCAAGAGAATTTTTTTCATCCTGACTTAATTGTTCGTCATGAGCAAACTCGTATCCTTTTTGATTAATATATTCCCACTGTTTTCTAGTCCAAGTATTGGACATATTATATAACTGACGTATCTGATCTGCTCTTTTATTCTTAGGCATTCTTATCCTTTATAAGCTAGAACAGTTCCACTATCTAACTCAATAGATGGAAAGTAGCCATAAATAGTTTCTTTAGCAGCTAATGTAATAGTAGCTGGAGCATCATCAATTCCAATATCGCATTCAGATGTATCTATTACTGCTTCCGCATGTACATACATAGCAACAAATGGTCCTACATGTTCATTGGTATCATCTATCCATACCATTCCACCTTGACCTAATCTTGCATTAGTTGCCTCTTGAACTGACAATCTATTTAAACCTTTAGCCATTTTATTCTCCTTTCGAGTGTGCTTAAAGGTCTTGGCTAGACCGTGAACGCACCTTTGTTATATTAATATTGTATACTAAAAATCATTGTTATATCTGTATTTGATCCAAAAGTTGGAGTATCTCTACATATAACACCAAAATAAACACTAGTAGAACCTGATGCAGCTTTTAAAAGTAGCTGCGGATTCTTATTAGAATCATCATTATAAGATCCTGTGGTTCCTATTGACCAAACACCTATTTGCTCCTGATCTTGAGTCATCATTGGAATTAATCCCAGTGGGTTGTTTGCATTAGCTTCAGTATCTGTCATATCAGGAGCTTCATTGACAGGGCCTAAACCAGGGGTACTATTATTTTCAAAAAATACAACACTTAAACCACAATCTTCGTTATCTCTATTAAACATAGAAAGACCTATTAATTTAGAATATCCACCCTTCTCTAAAACTGCATTGGGAATTTCCATTAAATTAGAAGTTAAGCAATCCCCTGATCCAAATGCTCCAGTTGAAGCATCTATCAATAAAGGCACTCTTATTATTT